GCTATTACGATTGACTTTACCACCGATCTAAGCGAAGTGGTTGATACGCTGGCGTCTACCAATCACCCATTTTACAGGCAGTTTAGAATTTTGGTTGCTAATAACACCGTGTCTGGGCTTGACGCGGGTGAACAGCATAAGATTGAATACATCTACCTGAAATTCTACGAGCGATGATAAGAACCGAAAGGAAAGAGTGCTACGATTTGCAGGGCAACCTTAGAAAGGTCATGCCCCACGAATATGAGCGCCTCAAAAAAGAAGGCGTTGTAAAGGACAAACCCTCCAAAAAGGAGGAGAAGCAAGCACCTAAAACAAAGGAAGAGAAAACCACGACTAAGACGAAATGATACAAGCTGTCTCGACACCGACTGAGCCGGTAACGGCGGATTACGTCAAGAACTACCTTCACTGGAATGATTTTACCAGCGACATGGACGCTATTCTTGACGACTACATCACAGCGGCCAGGGAGATGATAGAAAAAAGTCTCAACGCCTCCTTGGCTGAAAAGACCTATAAGATGTGGTTTGAGTGGGAAGACTTGATCGATGGAAAGATAAGGCTTCTCTACCCGCCCCACACCTCGATCACCTCTTTTAAGGGAATCGATCGAGAGAACAACGAGACCAACCTTACAGTAGGTGATGATTATTATGTCTACAAACACTTCGCTTACGAGGTCTTGGTAATGAGCTGGCACAGTCGCTACGAGATACAGTTTGAGTCGGGGTATGAGAATCTTCCTAAGGCACTAAAAATGGCAATTGTCGAACAGGTGGGCAACTGGTACGAAGGAAACGACGAAATGGGTGAGTTGTCCGCCTCCGTTCGACAAAAGGTAGGAGCCTACAAGAATGAGGCATAAGCGGTACAATAAGCTGGTTGAGATAAGGTCGGTCACCTCCGAGATTGACGCACTTGGAGACGTGAAAAGGACCGGGACTGATCTTGTCAAAGAGGTTTGGGCTAACGTCCGGGTCGAGAGAAGAGAAAAAACCGTCCAATACGGCCAGGTTCCCGTCGAGGGGGTGATCGAAATTAAGATGCACAACCCGAAAACCTTTACGGTTACCGGAGAGCATCTTGTAAAACACAACGGCCAGCTTTACTCGATTTTGTCTTTAGAAAGCGATGAACGGGGTAAGGAGCTTACCATAAGGGCAAAGAGGTATGATTAAACTCGAGGTTAAAAACCAGCGGCAGTTTGAGCGGCAGATGCGCAAGTTTGCTAAAAGATCGCATGAGAAGTTCACCGACGAGCTTTTCGATGCGACCGAGAAAGGGGTAAAGATGTCCAAGCGCAGAGCACCCAAAGACGAGGGCGATCTGTGGCAGAACATCCACTCCAATTATAGAAATAATATGCAAACCGGCGAGATTATTTCCGAGAAAAATTATTCCGCCGCTGTCGAACACGGAACTAAGCCTCATCATATCCGAATCAAAAGTAAGAGCGTCCTTGCCGGACCAATCCGAAAGGCTCCTCCTGGCTGGGCTGTTAGAAGCGGTGAATATGCCATTTACGGAACGAAGGTACAACACCCCGGTACGCAGCCGCAGCCCTTTATGATGCCGGGATTTAAGTTCGCGAAGAAGAAGTTTATGGATGGTTTGAGAAGAGTATTTAAATGATAGCAAAAGACCCCACGCAATCGATATTAGAGGCGGCCGTACAGGTATTAAACCCTGTATATGAGGGCGAGCCTGTCCCGGTCACCACCACCTATCACGACTCAGATAGATATGTGTTTATCTCTGTTCCGGATTCGCAGGAAGAGGGAACAGATGATACCTTCATCTTTGATGTGGTCTTCAGGGTGGAGGTTGTAACCGAGTTTGTAACAGACTACGAACGCGAGACGCCTTCTAATGAGATCATGGGGCAAATAACTCAGACGATAAGTGATGCGGGTCTTCTCAACGCTACCCTGAGTGATTTTCAGGTGATTCTTGTAAACAGCTTTTCGGCGGCGCGAGAGACCCAACAGGAGAACACCTCTTCTCTTATCACCAAAAGAAAGGATTTTAACCTAAAAGTAGAACAATTATGAAAAAGATAGGATACCTGCTGCTCGTGCTGATTGTTGGGGTGTTTGTTTATGCCACTTCAGTCAATAGTACGCAGCTTGTCTCAAAGATAACGGTAAGCGAGCAGCTTTCCCAGGGTCCACTGGATCAAGTGGTACGACACACCGGACTGGATGAGATCGTCAACTTCCGTCCCACCTCGGACACGGTAACGACCGACGTTGATAATGTCTATTCAGCCCAACTTACCTCTGGATCGACGATAGACCTGACCTCGCTTACCAATACTTTGGGAAACGCATTGGACCTTACAGGAGAAAGAGTGGTAGCGATTAAGTTCAAAAACGCCTCCACTACCGGGTCTGATGCTATCAACATCACACAAGGGGCTTCCAACCCCTATCCTCTTTTGGGGTCGAGTTTCAGTCTTGATTTGGAGCCGAGGCAATCTATTCTCTACAAAGCAGATACTATGCTTGTAGATGTTGACGCCTCAAATCTTGGAATAGACTACACCCTCAACGGGGATACTTTGGATGTAATATTAATCAGTGCAGAATTATACTAAAATTTAAGTTATGGGATACAAACCTGGAAAATATCTGAAAATTAAGCTCGATGATACAGAGCTTGTAGGCCTCAGGAGTAAAGAGCTCTCGTGGGAGCAGGACTTTGCCGAGGCAACCACTCAAGATTCTCCTGGCGATGCGAAGGAATACGTGCCTACTCAGGACGATGCAACCATTAGTTTTGATGGACTCCACAATCCCGACCTGACAGGGGAAGGACTTCAGGAAATCTTCACCAAACTACAAAACAAAACTCAGTTTGAAGTGGTCCTGGGCGGTTTGACCTCAGGGGATATTACCCTGACGGCAAATGCCTATATGTCCTCTATTACCTGGTCAGGTGATTATTCCGACATTCAGGGAATGTCTGGTGAGATACAGAGAACCGGTGAGTTTACAATCGGGAGTGTAACATGAAGCACAGGATAGAACTTGACCTGAAATTCCCGGCCAAAGGTCTTAGAAGGATCTTTGGCCGTTACCAAAAAAAGCGGGTCGGCTTCCGCTTTACGGAGGCGGCATGGTTTACTGCCTTTGAGATATTAGAGGTAGACCCGTCCGATTTCAACAAAAAGCCAGAAGATGAACAGACTTTTGCGGTGGCTTACGGAGCTGCCGTATATGACTGCAACAAAACCGGGAAAAGGGTTTTCTTTTCTTACGAGGATTTAAAGAGAGCCTTTAACCAGGGAACGGTCGAACAGGCCAAGCTGTTAGGCAAGACAATGGCAAACGCCTCTCTGAGTAAGTGGGTTCAGAAAGTATTGGATCAGTACGAAGACGACGGGATAAAAAAAAAGTGACCAAAGAGGATCTTTTAGAGACAGCGGTCATTGAATTGGGCCTAAGCGAAGAGGAGTTTTTTGACATGACGCCCAACGAGTTCTATATAGAACAGTGGCGGCACATAAGAAAGGAAGAGGGACAATGGGAGAAGGTAAGAGAGGTGCTTGCAATGATTCACAACGCCTCTCCCAATGCGAAGAGGAAGGTAAAAAGCAGGGACATTGTCGAGCTTTCTAAAGACAAGAAACAGGCCAAACTTGAATTTCCTGAAGAGTTGGCCCGAGAGATAATGAAAAAGCTGAACTGATGAATTTAGTTGGCAAATTAAAGGCGGTACTTGGTTTAGACACCAAGAAATTTACTAAAGGCCTGAAGAGGGTCCAGTCGAAGACCCGTGTGTTTGGCAGCCAGATGAAAAAAATAGGCGCTACCATCGCAGGGGCCTTGTCTCTTGGTGCAGTCATTCAGGGTGTCCGCAAGACCGTAACCACATTTGCGGACTTTTCTTATGAAATGTCCCGCCTGAAAGCCATTAGCGGGGCTACTTCTAAAGAGTTAAATGTTCTTGAAAAGCAAGCAAAAGAGCTTGGTGGTACAACTCAAAGAACAGCTTCACAGGTTGCAAGCCTTCAGGTTGAACTTTCCAAAAAGGGGTTTTCACCAAAACAAATCAACGAAGCCACAGAGGGAATCGTAAAGCTTTCTATTGCCTCTGGTGAAGACTTAGCCCGATCTGCTGAGATAGCGGCTGGTGTTATGAACTCTTTTGGGCTTGAGGCAAAGGAAATGGGTAGGATTTCCGACGTGATGGCCGAATCGTTTTCTGCATCTGCCCTTGACCTGAACAGGTTTCAGCTCGGCATGTCTAAGGTCGCCCCTGTGGCGCAACAGGTAGGGATGAGCCTTGAAGAGACCACGGCCATGATCGGTACGTTGGTTGACTCAAACGTAGAGGCCTCCACGGCATCGGCCCAGCTCAGGAATATCTTAATCACAATTAAGAAGGAAGGTATCTCCCTACAGGAGGCTTTCAATAGAATTAACCAGGCGCAGGATAAGGTAACAGCCTCTACACAGTTATTCGGAAAGCGAGCCGCCCCGATTGCCTCTATACTCGCCCAAAATCAACAAAAAACATCTCAACTCACCAATACATTTAATAACGCCAGGGGCGCAGCGGACAAGATGTCCAATACCATGCAGGACAATCTTAAAGGCGATTTGATTGCCGCTGGCAGTGCCTTTGAGGCGCTAATGATCCAGGCAGGACAAAGTGAAAATAGTGGTTTGAGGGGTATCGTAAAAGGCCTTACTGAAAAGATAAGGTCCATGACTGATGATATAGGGAGTACCATCGACAAAATCAAGACCTGGGTCAAGATTATTGGAAGAGCCGTAGCTGGATTTGCTGCAATGAAGCTCGCTATCGGTGCTTACCTTACTGTCATTAAGGCGGCCAGGATAGCCACCCAGGTATGGATCGCAGCCCAAAAGGCCCTCAATATTGTCATGAAAGCCAACCCTATTGGTCTCATTATTGGATTAATCGCCACGCTTGCAACTGCTTTCGTTACCGCCTGGAAGCGATCAGAGAAATTCAGGAACTTTTTCAAAAAGCTCTGGATAAGGATTAAGCAGTATTCGAAGGCCGCCTGGGATGCCGTTAAGACCTATTTTGGCTCTATCGGGAAAATATTAAAGGCCATTGGGAAGGCTATTTCTCATGTCTTTGCCGGGGAGTTTAAGAAGGCTAAAAAGGCAATAGTTGATGGCTTTGGTGGGGTTATCAATGACTTTAAGAATGTAGGAAGGGAGGCCCGAAAAGAGGCCCAGAAAGAGCTTGCCAAACTTGGAGAGAAAAACGGGGTTGTCACAAAGAAAACTCAGAAAGAGGTTGAAAAAAACCTGAAAGGACAGGGCCAAAAGGCCGGGTCTAAGTTTGGACAGGGAGTCAGAAAAGGAGTCAACGATGAACTGAAAAAGGGCGGTTTTGAATGGAAATATGTTATCTCCGATACCGGAGATTTAGAAAAAAAATTCCTTGAAACAAGGGGAATAGATGTCCCCGAAAAAGAGGAAGGTGTTGACATTACTCCGTTTAAGACAGAAGATGTTCAGCCCACCCTTCAAAATATGGACCACATCCTTGCCAAAAACAAGGAGATGCAAGAGTCTCTTAGGCAAACCGGCAACGAATCAAGAGCCCTAAGCGGACTTACCCAGGGTCTTCAGCAAGTATTTATGAACACCTTTGAAAACGCCGAAAACGCCCTGAGTAATTTCTTTAAGTTCTTTACTAAGTGGGTAACCAACATGCTCGCGCGTATCGCCTCGATGATCGCCGCTGTTACTGTTTTGGCTGCCCTGCTTTCCCTTACGGGGCTTGGCAGTGTATTAGGCATGGGAAGTAATTTTGGTAATGTTCTTGGTAATCTGACCGGCGGTGGAATGGGTGACATGCTAAAGGGTTTCGTAGGGATGGCCTCTGGGGGTATTGTCCCTCCTGGTTATCCCAATGACAGTTACCCCGCTTTGCTTTCTTCGGGTGAGACTGTAATTCCAAAATCACCAAAAACCCTAAATACCGGAGGCACAAGAAGGTTAGTCGCTGAAGTATCAGGCGACGAGCTGAAATTTATCTTGGATGAAGCTAACAGAAAACACAATAACACTCTATGAGCTACGGGCTGAGAATACATAGCGACTTCACCAACTATAAATCGGGTAACTCGAAAAGGGTAGAGATTTACCTTGACGGCTATTCAGGATCATCCGTGGCTCCTGATAGATTGGGAGAACAACCCTTATTTGAAACATCACGCGGGGGCAGAGAGGACATAGACAAACACATCCTTGGAAGAGAAATGCAGTTCACTTTTTGGGCGCAAAAGGACGGGGCTGACTATGATTTTCTCCTGACCTCCGAATATAGGGATCTTTTGATGATTACCAAAACCGCAGGAGTTATCGATTTTGTGGGCTGGATCAAGTCCGAAAACATCACAAAAGGATTTATTGAAGGATATTACAAATACAAGGTAACCGCCACCGACGGGCTGGCCGACTTAAAAGAAGAGCCTTACAAGAACCTTGCTGAAGTGCCTTACACGGGGGAAGATTATTTCTTGAATATGATCGATCACTGCCTGTTGAGGCTTCAGTACCCAATGGATCTTGTTGACTTAGAATACAGAATAATTCTGAACACCTACGAGGCCTCGCTTATGACATCGAGCGAGTGTGCTCTGATAGAGACTTACGGGAGAAACAGGAGATTCTACAAAATAGAAGAGGGCAAAACTGAGGCTGATTCAGCTTACAAGGCCTTAGAAAAACTCCTTAAAAACTTCAACTGCCGAATCAGGCAAATAGGTGGTAAGTGGTTCATTATCAACCGAAACGAGCCCTCTTCCTATCAATTCGAAGTACCAAGAGACGCAGGCGGGTTTATCGATCCTTCGAGTGTAGTCAGGACTTCAATCTCTAACATACTAAGCCTAAATGGCCCTTTTAAGCCCTGGGGCGAAGAGTCGACCATCCATTCCCTAAAAGGCATTGAATGCAAGCTAAGAAATAAGTCTTTGGGGGAAGCGTACACGGCAGTAGACGAGTGGAACAATGATTACACAAAAAGCGGGATGAACGTCCTTTCGGAGTCAACCGACCACCTTAAATTCGAGATTGAAGATACATATTACAGACTATATCCGCCGGAGGATTTTGGCTCGAAAATCACATCAAGCCCGTTTTCCGTTTCAAGAAGAACCGACAACGACTACATAAAAGTCAGTTTCAACTACCGGACAAACACGTATATTCCACTTTTCAACATAAAGAGCGATGCTGCTTTTTTCAAGATTAATCTTATCAGCCCCTCCGGAGAAACATCTTCTATGGGAGGTTATTTATCGTCCACTTTTTACCAGACATTTGAAAGCGATAATATAGAACAGTTAAAGGTAACAGAAGACGGGGATTATCAGGTTGAAATAGCTTTCTATGTAAATAGTAACGTATCGGGCGAAAAAGTAGAAGTAGAGTTAGGCAGCAACCCGGAAGTAACTCTTGTGAGTGTTGGAGATGGGGGAGCCGTCAATGAAAACATAACTTTCGACAAAAGTTTCACTGTCACTCAAACAGGCGGAAGGGGAATCGAAACCACCGAAACCGTGTTCGGTGACTCGGGAAACACCTCCGATGCTGCGGCCCTTAAAGACTCTTCAGGAAATCTAACTGAAAACTGGAGCCGTTACGGGGAATCAGAGGCAAGACCCTTAATTGAATTATATCTTCAAAACAGACTCAATAATCGCAGAGACTACATGGAGTACGTCACGGTGGATCATTGGGACGAGACCGAACAAATCACCCCGGAGAAGATTCTCTTAATCGGAAGCAAGCACTACGAGATTATAGGATATACGAAAGATCACAAGAGCTCATATATGACACTGAGATTGGTTCAAATTAAACCGCACACGTTATATGGCGACGTTTAGGACAATAGTACTTTCTTCTGTTGACGGAGTAGCCCCTCCTGCCGAAAATCTAACGGCCGGGACGACCTCGGTAAACTTTGCCGCACACTCGGTAACCGAACTCTCCGACGTGTCTGGTGCGGGAAGAGGCTCTATTATCACCTCCGACGAGGCCAGTAGGATACTTGCGCAGTCGGCCTTTGATGCCTTAACCGATGTTAACGCTCAACTAAGTGCCCTGCACACCGATGGGAGCCCGTCCTTTAACGAT